CCTGGTACCATGGTCGTCCACCTCGTGTAAAAGACTTCCACAATAAGGTATTCCTAGCAGCTCGCTACTATAACGCTATTGTACAGACTGAAATCAAGGGTGGTGGTCAGGAATTGCTTAACTATGCAAAGGATCATAACTTCCTAGAACACTGTGGTGAACGTCCAACAGTATTTAACCAAGATAAGGAGTATAAGAAGATCTCAGGAAGACAGTTCTTTGTCACGATTGAACAGAATACTAAGCCTGAAAAGATCCAAAAGCTTGTAGACTGGCTACTTCAAGAAAGACATTTGAAGATAGAAGGGGACAAAACTCAATATGTACTTAACCTAGAGCGTATATATGACCGTGGACTGTTGGAGGAATTGATTAAATTCAATCCAGATGGTAACTTTGACAGGATTAGCTGCTTGCTTGTCCTAATGACTATCATGCAGGAAGCCGAATTACAACAAATTGCTGATTATACAAAGCAGGATAGGAATCATATCTACTCTAGACCTTTGTTTGGAGGTATGAATAGTAACAGGCAGTACCGACTTCATCCAAGTGAGATGCAAGTTGATGGTAGGACAAATGACATAATAATGTAATGGCTGAGAATAACACCAAAACTACCCGAGTTCCCAAACTTAGGGTATCAAATAGAATAAAATACTCGAACGACTTCGAGCATACTAAGAGAGTAATGAATACTTACATCTCTTCAGGATACTTTGCAGTCGATAATACGTCAACAACCTTCACTGGAGCTAACTATAGGAACCTAAGTCTCCTATATGATGCCTATAACAATCAATTACCAGACTCATACTTCGACTATGTACGTAATCCACTGAATTCTCAGAAGGAAGAGTACACTAGATGGCCTGCAACCATCAGAAACTTCTCCATTATACGTCCAAACATAGACTTACTTGAAGGAGAATATGAAAAGAGGCCATTTGTATGGACAGTAAAGGTCCATAATGCAGATGCAGTCAATGGTTTCCAAGATCAACAGTACCAAGAGATACTTAGAACGCTACAACAACAGTTTGTTAATGCTCTAAACTCCAAAAACTACGATACAGGCCAGCCAACTCAGGATACAGAGCCCCCACAGAAGATAAAAGCTAAGTTTCAGTCCAACTATCGTGACCAAAGAGCCATGATGGGTGAAGCTGCCTTAAATATCATCATAGATGAGCAACATCTCATTGAAAAGTTCAAGAGACTCTTCAGAGATTGGCTTATAGCTGGTGAAGTATACTCCTATAAGGGTATAAGAGGTGGTAAGATGGTCTATGAGCGGGTAAGTCCTATGTTTATTGACTACGATAAGTCTCCTGATACTGAATATATCGAAGATGGACAATGGGTGGTACGTAGACTTAACCTTACAGCTGCAGATATCAATGACCTGTTCTATGAGGAGCTAACAGTAGATGATTTAGATCTTATAGAAGATCAACAAGGTCACATTGCCACTAGAGGACTAGCTGGCTACACATATAACAACTATACATCACCAGCAGACTACTTTGCTAATACCACTATCCCTGTGTTCCATGTATGTTGGAAGTACTTCACTAAGATTGGTATCTTAACCTTTGTAGATGAGTTTGGACAGTACCAAGAGATGGAAGTCCCTGAGGAATACAAGCCAGACAAGGAGGCAGGAGAACATGTAGAGTGGTTCTGGGTCAATGAAGTGTGGGAAGGGTACAGAATAGGTGCTGACATCTATCTAGGTATCAAACCAGTACCCAATCAACGCAATACAGTTAATAACTTATCTGAATGTAAGCTACCATACAATGGTAAACGCTTCTCAGACACACATAGTCGTAATACCTCACCAGTAGAGATAGGTCTACCATATGAGACACTATACCGTATCTTACACTTTCACTTGGAGAAGACAATAGCCAAGTCTAAAGGTAAGGTTGTATTAATGGATCAGAATGCAATACCTAAAAAGCAGGGGTGGGATGAGGAGAAGTTCTTCTATTTCTCCGATGCGCTTGGATGGGGTCTAGTAGACCGTAACCAACCAGGGGCTGATAAGAGTTTCAATCAATATTCAGTACTTGACCTAGGTCTATATCAACACTTGAATAACTTAATCCAGTTGATGGAGTTTGTTAAGTCAGAGTGGGATGAGGTATTGGGTATAACTAGACAAAGAAAAGGTGATGTTAATTCTTCTGATACTGTACGTGGTACACAAGCAGCGATATCTCAGTCGGCAGTTATCTCAGAGAAAGTATATAGTAGATTCGAAGAGTTTGTAGAATCTGAGCTACGTGGATTACTTGATGTATCCAAGCTAGCTTGGGTAGATGGTCATTCAGCCTTATACCAAGGTGATGATATGCGTACTACCATTCTGAATATAGATCCAGGCCAGTATATAGAATCTGACTTTGGGGTATATATATCCAGATCAGCTAGAGATATACAGAACCTAGAGATGGTTAGACAGCAAGTTCAAGCATTTGCTCAAAATGGAACACCACCATCAACATTAATTGATATAGTACAGGCACAATCCCTATCTAAGCTTAAGTCTATTCTCCAGGAAGCTGAACAAAAGTCCATGGAAGCTCAACAAGCTAATATGGGTGCTGAACAGCAACATGAACAACAGCTTACCATGATCAAAGAAGCTTATATGGAGCTACAAGGTTATATAGATGAACGTCTATTACACGCTAAGTATGACCGTGAGGAAGATCTAGAGATGTTAAAGCAAACAGGAGAAGACCAAAACCCTGATCCAATAGCTGACCCATCTGGTATGCAGAAGGTAATGCTGGATGATCAGAATAAGAAGAGAGAGATCGCCCTTAAAGAGAGATCTGAGTCTGTAAAGGCAGGGCAGAAGAATAGAGAACTAGACCTAAAGGAGAAAGAGCTAGTGGTACGCAAACAGATAGCTGATAAGCAGGCAAGCGTTGCACTCAAGAATAAAGTAGCAGGTGAAAAATCTAAATCAAAGTAATATGAGTGCGCACAAAACAGTAATATTCACAGATCTCCTAGCTGTACTAATGGGAGCATTAACCTCTCTAAGCGTAGGTTCTATTCTTCTCCAGGGAATAGGAGCCCTCATTCTAGGTATCCTAGGAGCAGCAGGTGGTTTTATCTTTAATAGATATCTCAAAGGATGGCTGGAGAAATTGGTACAAAAACTAAAGAAAAAAGAGGATAAAGCTTGATACACTTGTAGCAGTACGAGAGCACTTGCAGCAGGTAGAAGCCCTATCTATATTTGAGTAACTAAATAACTAACACATGGCTAAAGTCCCTAAACAGCTTTCGAGCCTTAGTGATTTCAATGCAGAGGATGAACCTATGCTTGATCCCATTGAGAATGAGGAAGAAGAACAAGAAGAGCAAGAAGAACAGGAAGAGGAACTCCCTAAGAAAAAGGTAGTAGTAGTTAAAGCTAAGACCAAGGAACCCGATCTTATACCTCCAGTTACTAAGAAAAAAGTAGCCCCAGCTCCCCCAAGTGAGGAAGAAGAGCAGGAGGAGGAAGAAGAGGAAGAAATAGAATCTGATGCCGCTGAACAAGAGGAAGAAGAGGAAGTTCCAGACTCACAGAAGTTCTTCGAAGAAGTAGAAAAGATAACTGGTAACACCATTGAGGTAGATTATGGTAAAATCGACCCTTTATCCCCTCAAGGAGTGGCACTACGTGAGAAGGCTATCAGAGAAGATGCCTTAGAACTCTTTCTAGGAGAGATTGAAGAGAAGTTCCCAGCTGCTTTTAACGCATTGCAATATGCTTATAAAGGTGGAGATATATCGGAGCTATTCACTCATACTACTGGTAGAGATTATGCTAAGGTAGAGATCAAAGATGATGATGAAACTCTAGCCAAGGACATACTTAAAGAGTATTACAGAGGCAAGAACATCAAAGATGAGGCTAGATTAGCCAGATTGATCGCTGCTGATGAAGATTCCGAGAACGGACTTGTTAAAGAAGCTCGTACAGCTCTAGAAGAAATGAGAGCTGACCAAGCAGATAAGCAAGGCAAGTTAATGGAAGATCAAAAGCAGAAAGATGAAGAAAAGAAGAAGAGAGATCGGATCCTTGTTTCATCGATAGACGAACATTTAGAGAAGAGAGATCTAGGTGATTTCAAGATAGCTGACCGAGCAGAAGCAGTCAATTTCAGGGAATTCCTGATGAATAGTGTTAGACGGACACAAGATGGTAAATATGAGTTTGCCACCGTAATTGAGCCAGCTAACCTAAATAAACTGCTCCAGTATCAGTACTTCCAGTACAAGCAAGGTGACCTAAGTAAGGTTATCAGACAGACTGCGAAGACAGAGAACACCAAGAGTCTTAAGTTAAGACTACAAGGTGAACAACAGAAGATAAAGAAACAGAAAGACACTGCAGCCGCTCTGAAAGGATCGATGAAGGACTTCCTAATAAATTAAGAAACAATTAAATTTAATAATTAAGTACAATGGCAGGTAATCGCGGTAATAAATTTCGATTCCAGGTACAGCAAGACATCTTCGACGCAAAGGCGATGTTGGATGAAAATAACTTCTACGCACAGCGTAATGGTGATCCGGCTGAACTAACGATGAAGCTGACCTGGCTTTTGGGTGACTCAACGAAGTCCTTCCCTCTAGCCATGGCAACTATGGGTGACATAGTATCGGCAGATGGTGGATTCAAGACCACTAACACAAAAGTCAAAGAGCTTGATGACCTCCAGTTTACCTGGCCTGTCATGAGTAGACTTAACAAGGCGTCGGTGGTTGCTACCACTAACTCCACGGCAGATCTTGGAAAAGGTCTGATCCCCTTCAAAGTTGTTTTTACTGACAACTGGATCAAGAGAAACTACATGATTGAATCTCCTCTGGGTATTCAGGCGTATGTTCTAGGTGATCCTGTGAAGGTTTCCGAAGGTTATGAATATACCCTTCAATTGAATGCAGTATCTGATCAAACAGTATGTCCCACCTCCGAAGTAACTGCCTCGGCTCTATGGTGCGACTTGAACACCTTTAACGCTGAGTCGGAATCTCGTGGTACCGAATTCAAGCGTGTGGCTCCTGGTAAGTACAAGAACCAGATGTCCATTATCCGTATGTCTCACCAATGGGCAGGTAACTCTGCAAATAAGGTGATGGCAATAACCATCAACGCTGAGGGTAAAGAACCTCTGAAGTTATGGATGGATTTTGAACATTATCAGTTCGAGCGTGCTTGGCTTGAAGAAGTAGAACATATGTTCTGGTATTCTCGCTATAACCGTAGAAGCAATGGTGAAATCCCTCTAAAGGATATCATGACTGGTAAACCAATCCCTACAGGTGCAGGTTTGCTAGAACAAATCAATAACTACTCGACTTATACCCGTCTGACCTATGCATATCTGCAGAACGTCATCGCAAACGCACTGTTCGGTCAATCGGACACTGATGGTATGAGCATCACCCTATACACTGGTCGTGGGGGTATGAGAGAGTTCGACCGTGCTATGAAAGAAGCTGGTATTACTCAGATGGTTCTATCTGGTGGTGCTGGTAACGTAGCAGACAAGTTCATCAAAGGTGCGAACTATGATCTAGCTCTAACAGGCTTCTTCGACACGATGTACCATATTGATGGATACGTAATCAAAGTTAAACACAATCCTATCTTCGACTATGGTCGTAGAGCAGTGAAGTCCCCTCTACACCCTGAAACTGGGTTCCCTCTGGAATCCTATAGAATGGTGTTCATCGACGATGGTATGTTCGATGGCGAACCTAACTTGCAATTCGTTGCAGAAAAAGGTCGTAGATTCCTACACGGTGTGGTTCAAGGTTTAACTCCGATCCCTAAGCAATACAAGATCATCCAAGGTCTGCGTAGCTTCGACGAAGGAACTCTAGCAGCTCTATCGTCTGACATTGACGCAGCTTCTTATCACCGTCTATCGACTGGTGGTCTGAACCTGAGACGTGGTAACACTTCTCTCCACTTGGAAATATCCCCTAGCATTGCAGGGTTCTAATTAGGCTCTCAGTTTTAGTTCATAGTTAGTTAGTTAAGGTTAGCGGGTCTAAAAAGCCCGCTTTCTTTTTGTTTAATCCAAATAAGCTTAATAAAAAGCTACTATTGCTTTCTCCACTAAACATGTTCTATATTTGAGGAAATAACTAACTAAAACATGTATAAAGGAAAAATTGTAGAAGTAAGACGTCACTTTAACCTAATTGAGATGCAACAAAGCGATCCTCAGGTTAACGCCTGGTTAGGTGAATCGTGGCGTGGAGCTGGACCTTACTTCTCAGGTAAGGCAACAGCCACGGGGCTTTCATTTGAGGAGCAGAAGGTTTTACTACCAGAACATCTTGGTATAGAGCACTCAGATAAGGACTTTCGTAAAACGGTAAACAAATTCTATGATGAGATCTGTACCTCTATCCCTAAGGATGGTTTAAGGCTGCAGGTGAGTCTTCAGAATGATAATGAACCGTTATCTAGTTCAAATTTACCTATCAATCTAGATCATTATATTCGATTTAGACACCTACTTAACCACCCTCAGGTAGCCTCAAGTAAGGCTGGTGCAGAACAATCCTGGCAGGCTAAGTACTATATCCACGATGCTGAAGGAGTAACACAGCATGCAATGTTCATCAACACGCTTGAGGATAGAGCAACTGAGGTTTATACTCGCTTTAAGGATGATCCTATCAAAACTGATCAAATTCTCACTATGTTGGGAATAGACATCGTTCCTATGAAGGCTGATGCTAAGCTATTGAAGCTTAAAGGGTTCTCTAAGAAAGATGAGAAACTCAATGATATTGAACAGAAGACTGAGTTTGAACGCTTCCTAAAGGTAGCTAATGACAAGGATCTTGAGTTCAAGTATCTAATCCAGGAGATGATTGGTGCCCAATACTTGAAGCGTGTAGGTAATAATATCTTATACTCCGAATCAGGTAAAGAGATAGGAGTAAGTATGGAAGATGCTGTACTCTACTTCAAGAACGCTAAGAATAGCCGTGAGCTTAACCTGCTGCGTGCCCAGTACCTATCCAAACTGAAGTATGGAGAAGCCTACCTACCTAAGGAGGCTAGAAGCCCAGGTCAGGTATTAGATCCTGATGAAATCCTTCGTAATGCGAAGAACCCTAAGAAAATTGACCAAGATGTGTAAATTAACTGAATAGTAACTGCTAACCCAACTAACTAACTATGACACTAACTAACTATTTCCCTACCTTTAGGAATGTGCTCCTACAGGCAGTGGAGCAAGAGCGGACATCGGGAGGAATTTATATTCCTCTCAATGTACTATCAGGAGAAAAGGAATATCTAGTAATCAAGGCAGGTAAGGATTGCCTAGAGGTAAAACCTGGAGACCTTGTCAGAATAATGACAGGTATGAGAACAGAGGATCTTACCTTAGGTGGACAACCCTACTTCCAGCTGCCTGAACAACAAATTATAGGCTACACTAGAGAAGATGACAGTATTCGAACTACACCTAAACGTAAATCAAAGGCTACAGCTAGTAGCTAGTTATAAGCGCAATGTACTTCTGCCCCAGGAGATAGATCTAGCACTCAATAAAGCTATGTTCCGTCTCCTGGAGCAAGGAGTCTCATCTAGGTTCCAAGATGATGAGATTAACCTTTCCCACGTCACAGCTCTCCTTCGTAAGAACAACATCTCTGAGGTAATTATACCTGGGGCTAGTGACCCACTTTATGAGGAGAATGAGTTAAGTTGTTATGCAGTCAAACCCCCAGATTTCTATTGGTTAGCTAATTCAAGAGCAGAGCTTCTTGTGGACCCCTATAATTGTGGAACTGCTCCAACCCTTGCAAATACTACTGCAACCGAAACAGTTGGAGTGTTACCCTTCAATAACTCAGCCTCCTCAGGGAATAACTTCAAGAATTATACAATTACCTCCCTGGCACTACCCATTATCTATAAGGTACCTACATCTATCATCAATGGTTTCTCTTCTCCAAAGAGCAGATATGTAGTTATTAATAATGTATTAGAAACTAAGCTTCCTGGTAACGTGAAGGTATACTGGGAGAGATATAGAGATAATTACTACCCTAGTTCATTCATATTTGTATCTACTACCAATAACCTAGCCGGTTTAGTAGCAACAGCAGATAATACGACTAACGAGGTAGGATCTAATACACAGACTAACTACTTAATACCTAATAGGGCTTTAATAGGAGCCATCACTAATAAGAAGATACTAACAGCTCCTATTAAGACATCAGAGAACGACCTTCTATATCAGTTACTAAGCCAGAACACCTTCTATAAGTCCTCAATAAGTGAGATTGTAGGAGATGAGACTCAAGACTATTTCACCCTCTACAGGGATAAAAGCTTTCTAGTAACTCGTATGAGCTATGATTACATTAGGAAGCCAAGAACGATTAGCTTAGATTTGAACCAATCTTGTGAACTGGCAGGTACGACACATCAGAAGATTGTCGATCTAGCAGTAGAGATACTAAGATTGGATATAAAGGATGAAACCTATCCAGTTACAGTACAGGATACACAATTAAGAACAACTTAAAAATTTTATAAATGAGTATTTACAGCAAAAACCTATCTGGCCTTAATCAGAAAGTATTTGTTAGTCCAGTTATCGAATATACAGATGACACGACCTTTGCAGCCTTCATAGCCAACTCGGTAGAAGGTGAAATCGGTGTCTTCCTAGATACCGGTGCTGTACGTACAACTGCACTAACTGCGGG